GCCTAGCCTGCCATGCCCTGCCATGGCCTAGCCTGCCATGCCCTGCCATGGCCTAGCGTGTCCCGACGGGCCTATTCAGCTTAAACGGTTTATTGCCAACGATATCAACGAGCTGGCCGTAGCGATCATATATAATTTTGCGTAAGTATCGAGAATCCATGCTACAGTGAACCCTACGCTCAAAATCATGAATGATCACAGCTACATAGAAGATCACGCCTTCCTTGACAACCGAGTAGATCATGTAAACTCCGTAAATTACTGTCAAATTTTTCAAAACTGCCTTAGACTTTTCCGCAAGTATCTGATATCATTCAATATGGTGATTGTCCAGGAAACAAAACATGAAAATATGAATGAATTCTAGGACATACGCCGAACGGTGTCATTAGATCATATTCTAGCAATAATTTCCGCAGTTTAATATCTAGCGTGTCGAACAAGTCTAATTGTGCAGCTTGCTGTATCGTATGCACTGATTTTATAAAGGAAATTAGTTGTTCATCTTGCTCGATAGCCGTAGCAGTGACTACTAAACCCTTCATATCATTAGGTAAAAATTGCACTAATATATTAAGCATATGATATTCCTTAGTTATTCGGTGATATAGCATCCGGTCATGTTCATCACGCACATCGCCGCCGTAGTCACGGGTAGCTTGTTGACGCTCTGTATGAAGCCTTCATGTATCCGTGGCTCATAGCTTACCTTGACGAGCGCCGCCGCAGTCGGCACTGTATCGACAATCTCACCGACCGCAAAGGCGTGAACATTCTTATGCCCGCTAGTCCTAACCCTGTCACGTCCTCCCGCTCTGACTTTGAACACTACGTTCTTGAGTACTAAGCTAGTGCTATAGCCGATGACTTTCTTAGTCTTAGGGCATAGGATGCTATAGCCGCCTTTGTTCAAATTTCGATAGACGTAAACTTGCATGATAAACCCCCGTTGTTATTTGCTATCTTGCACAAATTGAGCAATACCGCCTACATAATGCCTAGCTATACCAGCGAGCAATTGCTTGTCAGTTATGTCACTCAGATCCTCGTCTAGCCATACGCAATCCGCTACCCATTGACGCATAAGATATAAAATTTCTGTTGTGATCATGGTAAACCCCTGTTATTAACGTACAAACTTATAGAATACAGCTTCACCCTTAGATTTCAGTATCTTAACAATATCTATAGCGGACTGTTCATCAACGAAGGCGCATAACACTGTGAATCCATTCTGTTCTGATAAATAAACCTTATACATGCTGTATCTCCTCAGTTGTTCATCTTGCTTACATAAACCTTATCGGCAATACCTAGAATAACTTTAGCACACCTTAATCCGCACTGTTATTTGCTGCTACAACGTCCACAATACTGTAGACGACACGATGATACAGCGTGACGCCATGGCGGTAGGACTTAGAAAAGCGAAACCCTGTCATTCTGAGTAGTGGTGCGATTATTCTAGCTGTTATGTTCCTCATGTTGTATCTCCTTAGTGGTTGCATCTTGCTTACAAAAGACTTATCGGCAATACTCAAAATAACTTTAGCACAATCGTATAGCGTAGTGATATTATTGACAAAATAGGTGTGCGATGCTGCGCCGTGGTGTCAAGATCGAAGGATCATACAATACATAGCTAGGCAATCGCTTACCCTGCTAGGGTAGGCCAGACCATAACCTATTGATATTATTGACGTATGGTATAACCATGTGATATTGTTCAATAATTTAAAATCAAATTGGGCTAAAAATCGTAACCATGCGATATCATTGACGTATGGTATAACTGTGTAACAATACATGCAAATTAAACCATATCGTGTTAACATAGTGATATTGTTAGCATATATAGCCTTAGCAAGAATCGTGCCATGTTTTCAGGCAAAAATCGTGCCACATTGACGAGGGCAAGAATCGTGCCAACGTAACATGGCGATATTGTTGACTATTTTTTAAGGGGTATACGGTCTGTACAAAAGTTGTACACACAGACTAGGGGTACAAATACATGAAAATATATTTTTAGACTAAATAAAAAATTAAAAAAAAATTTTAAAATGGACCCTTAAAAGTATATACTAGTAATATAAAGGAGGTAACTATGGAATATAAACAAGAAGACCAAGTAATTATAGTAGAACCTGGGCATTGGCAATATACTATAGCTACTGTAGTAGAAGTATTTAAAGCCCACAGCCAGCCAGTGTTCCTAAGACTAAGGATAACTAATAAAGATATTAAATCGGAGGTAGTGCAAAGACAGTCATACAGCCTCTGGCCTTCTAGAACTTTACTATTTGATGTAAAGCATGTAAGATTAGTCACAGAAATAGATCTACTACTGTACCAATAATTAAAGGTTAATTAATGAAACATGACATAGTTTGTATAATTACTTCAAAAGATAATATTGACACTAAGATATACAAGTTGATTAGATTACCTAATTTTGACGTAGAATTAATTAATGCAGCTAGTAACCAAGAAAACGACCAAGCAGCGTACAGGGTATTACTAAACGGGATAGCCCACAAATACCAATTAGATCTGGCTAAGTCATGCTAAGCACTATATGTACCCCTGTGGGTGGCACAAAGTACCCTTTAAGGCATGATAAGCTGAGAGCAATACTAACCCACCCCCAGATGCCTAATTCGGTTAATATTGAGTTTGTGAGGTTCTGCGCTAGGCTTGGTTTAGGTACTATAGATAAGCAATCACATCCTCACACGTATAGACTAGCTTTAACTATGGTACAGCTTGCAGAAGAGCCAGTAGAACAATTAAAGAGTAAGACTATACGAACTCTAGGCTATAGAACTTACGTGTCTGCACAAAAAGAAGTAGCTGAGGATGAGTATATTCATGAGATTGTTGACTTAATAGAGAATAGTGTACTGTTTTTGTATTCTAGTACTAATGGAGAACTAAGCTTTTATTCGTGGTATCGCTATATGGACCAATTATCTAGTGAGGCTATTTGGAATATACCTAATCATCCAGACGTATCTGTAGATGTAATACTGGATAAGTTAGTACAGTTATTAGCAGAGCACTTTAAGATAGACCTAGAAATTGGTAAATTATTGTACGGATAGGTCAAGTAGGAAGAGACGGGTTACTAAGCGAAGACAGTACGACATAATACCCTATAGGCTACACACTACGTACTATATAAGCAATACAGTGGGTATATAGTTAATATAGTATTCTTTAAGTAACATAATAGTGGATAAATGTTACTTAGTTATCCTTTAGTACCGTTTTGTGGTAATTTAGTAACAAATCAAGCAAGCAGTGTTAGCCCCCCCCCATTTTAATTATTTAAGGTTTATATGATTAAAGATTATCTTGGCGGGACAAAGGAGTTGTCCTGCAGTACGCAGCTGCTCCAGCCTCGATTCAAGTCAGGGGACTGTGTTTTAATTACTACCTACGCTGAGCCTATAGCAGCTAAGATAGTTACTGTACTAACTAGCTACCCAGGCGTCCCCCAGTACTCATATCTGGTGGAGTACTACCGGAACTACTCAGGGGAGATGTGGGACTTAGTAGAAAGGGAGATTCAGGAGTCTAAGTTAATTCCACTAGATGATATATCAAGATTACTATATATGAATTTAAAGAATGATTAGCCACGACCTAGCCAGACTACTAGCCTCTATTAGATCTTACGCTGTAGGGGTCTTTTTCAGGCTCACGTGCCCATACCGTGCCGGATCTACTGTTTACCTAACCGAGAGGTTCTGGACAGATCGAGATCAGGCTGTAGAAGCTATAGAGGCTCTTGTTGACGTTAACCCCTATGAGCAGTTAGATATGCTGATGAAGTGGTACGGTACTAAGAACCTACAAAGAGTTGGGCTTAGGGGAACGGTAAGGCTAATAGAGATGGATTCTCAACATAAGTATGCCTTATTAGTGAAGTTTGGTAACGTACACATATTAGTGTACCAGCCAAAGATACACCTCATACCAAGTGATGACATTACGGAGTTATTATATGAGTAAGATACTCCCAGGTAATTACGTACTGTATGAGTATGAGCTTAGTACCTTCGTCCTTGAAGTAATAGAGATCCTACCAAACGCAGAAATAAAAGTATTGGTTAAAGAGAAACATGCCAGGTTGTGGGAAGACAGTATGATATTCTCATTCCTAGAGTGCGAAGATACTGAGGAATTTTTACTTTCTCTAGGTTCTGGTGAAATGTATGTTATACTCCAGGAAGATTCGGTGAAGCCCTTACCGGATAATCAAATAACTTCTCTATTATTTGGAGACTGAGTATTTATGTTTCAGCCAGGCGATCTAGTCGAGTACCAGAAAACACTACACTTTGTAATTAAAAATAAGATTAATAGTATTTTGTCTATCTGTCCTGTTGATAAGATTGAGCTTTTTGGTTCTGAGAAAGAAAGAGAATCCAGCATAAACAAGAATTCCTATGACGTACATGAAAATAATTTAAAATTAAATACCACGAGTAGACTAGAATGAAGAACAGTAAAGTATTAAGCTTTCCTAAGAGTAAGCAAACTAAACCTGAATGGCTATTGAAGATGAAGAATCTTCGTAAAGGGTATTATATCAGTATTGTCTTATCTTTAGTCTCTGTAGTGGCGTCTTTAGCTTTGATATTATTCATTGTGTTAAAATTGAACAATGCCTTTTAACCAGCTAAAAGTAGGGGATATCCTAGTAATATCAGGCACTCTATATAAGATTGTCTCTTTAGCTGGGGGTCCTAGTGAAGTTATTTTAACGTTTTCTATGTTGTATCACAGCAAGGCTACTTTTAACGTAAATGCCAGTATATACAATAGGTTACTGAAAATTAATTCAGTGGCCCACCTAGGAAATACTACCTTAGACGAGCTAACTAAGGCTTTATACGGTTGATTTAGTCTATACTAATTATATGCTAAGGTTATCTTTTTATCGCTAAGACAAGGCTCCCCACTCTGAAGTTTATTCAAACACTGAGCATTCGTCTCTAGTCTAATAAAAATTATCTTACCTACCAATAAGGACTCAGGCTGATATCTCTATCGGCCTATCCTTATCTTAACTTAATTAAAAGACGTTTAAATGGACCGTGCTGAAAGAAGAAAAAGAACTAAAGCAACTCAGATTAAACGATCTAAGAAAAATAAATCCTATTCTGAAATAACAGAAGAGGCCGGGTACTGGCGAGACAACCACATAGGCTGTAGTTGTTCAATGTGCAAACCGTGGAAACACGGATTTGAAGAAGAAAATAAACCGAGTTTGCAGAGGAAACTACAAGATGACTCAGATGATGACCTATAAATGTAAATGTTGTAATGTTTGGGAAAAAGCTATTCCGGCTGACTGGTCGGATGTTGTTCCTAGATTTTGTGGCAATTCTCGTTGTGAATTATCTATGAAGAAATCTAAAGGCAAGAAAGGTTTCCGCACCAGCCCAGAAATGCTGGAGCGTGTTATGCCGGTAGTTGCTCCCGTAGTAGCTGCGGTAGAGGAACCTGCTAAACCCACAAAAAATCGTAAAAAATAATGACTGATAAAATACTAATCTCCCACGAGGAGAAAGGACTTCTATCTCTAGCAAAGAGATCAGCAATAAAAAAGCTTGCACAGCTCCAAGGTGAGTCTGAATGGAACCTACTCCAACAGATCGGCCAAGAGATAGAAGCCCATCATATAATTATTAAAGAGAAGCTCAGCCTAGATAAACACCTAGCAGCTATCCTAGAAGAAGCTAAATCTAGGTACTCTGAAGAACCTGATCTACTAGCCTTAGTACTTGACGCAATTCCTTCTAGAATTACATTAAGGGCTTGGAAAAAGAAAAAAGGCTGGGAAGAGTGTGTATGGATGAAAATCAGAGGTGAGGGTTTATTTACCACTGACCGCCGAGCACAAGTCGTAGGTAAGTTATTCGAGCAGGCTGCTATAGACGGTAACGTACAAGCCGCCAAGATTTGGTTAACGCTATCTGGTGACTATAGTGAGAAAGATCCTAGTGCTAAGAATGAAGCTTTAGATGTGTTTAGAGAACTCAACGAAGCGATTCACAATAAGAATAAATAATGACCACCCAAGATTATAATGTAGAGGGTAAACCCCTTAGAGTTCACGAACTTAATGTTGAGGCCCTAGCTCAAACATTATTTGATAAAAAGATAAGAACTACTCAGGGTAAGATAATTCAGCCTTTACATGCTGGTCACTTAACTGTTACTAATGATCCTGGTAGATATAAAGTTTTAGCTTGTGGTCGTCGCTGGGGTAAGACCTTATATACCGTCTTGGTAGCCCTTGCAGTACTAATGCAGCCTCGTCGTAGGGTATGGATCGTAGCTCCCGACTATTCTCTATGTGAGAAAGTATTTAGAGAGCTGTATAATATCTTAGTTACTCAGATGAAAGTTATTAGGCCCGGTAAGCCTGGAGGCGGTAGAGCACGTAACCAACGAGGCGAGTACTACTTAGAGACTCCTTGGGGTTCAGTACTAGAAGCTAAGTCTTTAGAAAATAAAGATTCAATGGCCGGTGAAGCTCTTGACCTTCTTATCGTGGACGAAGCCGCCTTAGATGATACTATCTACGACGTTTGGGTACAGATGTTAAAGCCTACCCTCATGGACAAAGAAGGTAGTGCTATTTTCATCTCAACGCCGAGGGGTCGCAACGGGTTCTATAAAATGTTCCTTATGGGACAAAAAGGATCTAGGCAACGAGCTGGCGAACTTCATATAACTATGAATGACAGCTTAGGCGTAAATGATGATATGAGTGACTGGAGTTCTTTTAAACAGACCAGTTACGACAACCCATTACTAGCTTCTACTCCAGAAAAATCAAAACAAGAGATAGATAATTCTTATAGAGAAGCAGCAAATAACGGTAAAGTTGTTCAGTTTCGACAAGAATACTTAGCAGATTTTGAAGCTGTAGCTGATATTGCCTTTCCAGGGTTCCAGACAGAGATTACTAAAGATAGCAACTTTCCTAACGTAGTGGACTACGCCTATCATCCAGCTGAAGGTCCGATCATCGCAGCTTGTGACCACAACTTTGCTAGACCAGCTTCTACTATATTTATTCAAGTAAACAAGTTTAATGATATTATAGTATTTGACGAGAAGTTTACTCCTAAGACTACCTCCTACATGCAAGCCCAGCAGATAATTGATAAAGAAGATCAGTTTACTAAGATTGCACATAGTATCTGGGCTGCTGAAGGGACGCCGATAAGTAAGTTCATGGATATTAAAGTTTCTGAGGTAGTAGCCGATATCTCCGGTAATCAGCGACAACTTAATGGTAGGTCTGCTTGGGACGACTTCGAGAGTGTTCTCGGATTTAAACCTAAAGGTCTAAAACAAGATAGGGAAACAGGGTCTGATATGATTAGGCACTGGTTACAATTTCCTGAATTTGACTCTAAAGGTAGACCTATAATACTAGAGAATAATCTACAGAAGACAGTACCAAAGTTATTTATCTCTAGAAACTGTCCTAATATGATCTACGCTTTAAGTACTGCTAAATTTCAGAAGACTAAAGCAGGATCTCTTAAAGAAGATTACGCAGAATCTCCAGAAGGATATGAAGGTTTATTGGATGCTCTTAGATACGCTTTAGTATTTCTGCTGCACGACACCGGATCTCATCTAACCATAGGACACGGATTTTAATGGCTTATTCAAAACAAGATGTACAATCTTTACAACAGTCTACTCGTACTGGCGATAAAGTAATAACCTCTACCATAGATAGCGTAAACACAGTTCAGATTCTAGAACTGGGTGATGTCTATTCTAAAATTAGCTTTCAAGCAATAGGTACTCTTCTAGGTACTATTGAGTTTTCTCTTAATGGCGTCAATTTTGCCAACTCTACGGCAATTGGCGCTTCTAATGCCGTAGTTAGCTTTAGTACTCATAACGTTGCATCCGTTAGGGTTACGTGGGCAAGCGGTACTGGTAAACTAGTGTTGGCTAATAAGTAATGAGTTTAATTTATAGGCAAGATAGGCTGTTTAAAATCAATGACGCCGAGTTGCCTACATCGGCAAATAATATGGAAGTAAAGCAGAATTTACTAGTAGCTATCTTTAAGGAATTCCAAGGAGCTACAGAAAATGAAACTTACAAACATCTAAATAATAAAGATAGAATAGAAACATTAAATAACTTTGCAAAAGCTTGGCTTTTGAAACAAGGACACAAATAATGGCAGTAAAAACTAAAACTAGTGATACTCGTTTGAAAGTAAAAAAAGCTAGTCAATCTGAAGGCAAGACACCACAAACTGGTACCGATTCAGATAAGCATCAGAAACCAATGGCCAAAGATCAAGACCGTGGTTTAGGTTCTGCGTTTGCTTACGCAGTCGGCAAGCTTTTAGTAGATTCTAAAGAAATGAAAGGTAGTCAGTCTGCCTTTTTGGGAGAACCCTCAGAAGTTCTCGATCCAAAACAATTTTCACATAGTTTAACAAAACAATAAGGAGTTTCCATGGCACAGCGTCGTTCAGTTCCAGCAAGTGTTCCTAGCGTCAAGTCACGAGGCAAGCGCCTCCCAGATAGTGGTAAAGTCGGCGTCCCAGAAGCTCATGCTCCTGGCTCAACTGACCCATCTGATTCAAGTGATGGTCATGATAAAGGCGCAGGCAAAGGTAAGCCTTCAACTGCCCACAAAGGTCCTGATCTAACTAAGTAATTGACATAGAAGGCGGTTAGTGATATAGTATCATCCTTAATAGTGTCCACTTTGGTCCTGCCTTCTTTTCACTCACCTTTTCGGAGTTTTCATGTCAAATATGATGAATCAGCCAGAAGAACAAATGCGTCACGAAGAACTAAAGCACAAAGCTCGTTATGCTGCTGATACTATGATTGAAGCAGAAAAGCATAAAAACGATAAAGAATTAGCTCCTCATTTAGAAAATGAGTTCAAAGAACGAGCTAAGCATCTAAAAGGCGCAGCTACCAAAACTGCTCCTAAAGCTGCTCCTAAGGCTGCTCCTAAGAAAGTAGAAGTTAAAAAAGCACCTAAAAAGACTAAGTAATTATTTGTTTTAGTATATACTAACCATATAGACAAATACTGACTATATAGTGAATCCTGCTAGGAGGCGTTATTTCTTTTAATCTAGGCATTGCCAATAATCCTGCTAGTAGGCTCGGTGGACTAAGTTCCGTTGGAGTATATCTATACGAAGATGTTTACTATCGTCAGTGGATCACTGAGATTGCGTTAGCCTTCTACGAAGGTCGCCAAGATGAATTTATCTGGCTAGATTTAGTCAGAGAGTTCCGTAATCCAGAAAAGCAGCAGATTCTACCATTGAATCTTACTAAAGAGATTATTGACGAAACTTCTATTTTATACAAAGAAACTCCTATCTACAAAGTAGTTGATTCTAAAGGTAAGTCTTTACCTAACGATCAAAAGCTTTGGGAAGAAGTTATGGATCATAGTCGCTATCTAATGACTATGGAAAAAACGGATCGTTGGACTAAGCTACTAGGGACTGTATTAATTAAAGTCTCATTTATAGACGAAAATACGGGCTTCTCTGTTAAGGAGAATGTCGGCGGTAAGGTCCAACTCGACGTAATGCACGGCGGCGTTTACGATATTCGCCATGGTGCGTCTCCATACTACATTACAGAACTTCTAATAGGCTTTGGTACTAAGTTCGGCGGATTCGCCGGATTAGCTAACCAAGGCAAAGTAGCTACCAATATTCCTCCTACAGCCGGTTACGGCGATCAAGATATCGGCAGTAAAAACAGCGGCAAACAAGCGCCGAACGCCCAATCCCCTAATATGATCTACTGGAGTCCAGATAAGCACAAGGTTATTAACCGTGGTGGCGAGGACACTATAGTAGACAATCCTTACGGTATGATCCCAGCAGTTCCGTTCTTTAACTCGGACCCTGCCCATTACTACTTTCTACCAATTAATGAACCTCTTATTTACGCAAACCATGCTACAAATATGAGGATTACTGATCTAAATCATATTGCTAAATTCCAGTCTTTCGGAGTACCTGTTTTAACAGGCGTAGAACGGCCTACAGGCACTCGTCAAGGTCGTCCATCAGATGATGCCGGTATACTACGTGGTGGGCTTGCTCAGAGCCGTTTTGGCGGTCTAGTAGGTGGTGGTACAGCAGCCTCAGGTAACTTCAGAAACTTCGATAGCGGCTTCGGAGCATTCCGTGATGGTAATGCTGATGCTAACGCACTAGGTTTCTCTATTGGTCCAGATACAGCCATTGCTGTAGGCGAAAAGGGAGACTTTAAGTTTGAGCACCCTAAAGCTGATATTACTGGTTTACTAAAAACTATTGAGAGCATTACTGACATGGTTCGTGTTAACCACGGTCTAATCCCTAAATACAAAGATAAGATGGCTCCTTCTGGTTTCGCCCTATGGATGGACAAGGCTGGAGTAATTGATCAGAACCGTCGTCGTGGTCAACTATTTAATGAGCGTGAACAACAATTATTCCAAGTAATCAAAAAACTATGGAATACTCATTACAGTAAATCTGGCGATAAGAAGTTCAGTGAAGACGCTAAATTAGAAATTACTTACGTTGAACCTAAGTTCCCAGTTGATCCAAAAACTCAAATGGAAACTATTATTATGGAACTTAAGATTAGGCAG